TCCGATCTTTGCACAAGCAGGACTCATCGACGAAGTTGATGAAGCTGATTGGGAAAATATGGAAGTAGATGTTCTTTATGTTGAAACTGCTGACCGCGCCTTTGCCCGCGAACACTTTGCGTTCATCAATGGTGTTGGTAAGAAAAAGATTGACGAATACGATAACCACAAGCAGCGCGTGTTGAGTTATCGTCTGGATGGGAACGTTAATCAGGTATATGCGCTTGCTGCTGAAAAGCAGGCTATTTGCGAAGAAAACGAAGTGTACCCCATCAGTAGGGAAGATGAGGAAAATCTAGGTATTCCTGGAACTCTTACTCACTTGGCTGCTATCAAAACCATGAAGCCTGACATTCTGAAATTCATTGTGACGAATCACAATAAGTTTTGGAAGGATGAAGTAGTAGATGCTGCTGAATTTAGTTTCAATAAGCATCTTTACAACAAGGCACAGGTTCCAATAGACGATGTGAAATTTGTTCAGTTTTTGACTGACCTGAATGCTATCATCAAAGAACTGTTCACTAACCCCAGTCAATTGTCAACTACTGTAGGTGACGCATATGCTTCTTACTCTAAGACAGTTTACGGAATAAGCAAGAGCGTACATGATACTGCGTTGCTCAATGTAGTGTTGAAGATTTATCAAAAGTTGGGCGGAACTTATCCTGTTCCTGACATTGTTTTGTCGCACACAGAATCAGGTCATGATTTGTACAACTTCTTGCCCGCTAGTGTTAAGGACCGCGTTAAGCTTTTGGGAGCAAAGAAGTGAAGCGTTTTCTTTACATCATCCAAACAAAGCACAATAACATTTTGGGCTTCGGTGTATGTGCTACACCCGGAAAACGTTTACAAGATTATGTAGCTCATAGTGCCTGTAAGCAAGAATTTGCTTGCTTGTATTACGGTGAGAAGACTGACATTGATGCTCTTGAAAAGTATATCAAGAATGAATGGTCTAGTCTGCGACTGAATATTAATGGAAAGTGGAAGTGGGAATGGATTAATCCACAAGCAAGCAAGTCAGTAGAAGATTTGATTGCGTTGGTTGATGGCAAGATTGTCGGTCATCCCATGAAGGGCGTTGGCAAGTTGAAGCCCGAATATCTCCCGTTCAAGAACTATTATTCAAAGACTGATATCAAAAAGTCTGTACTAGATTATGACCCTAGCACATTTTTGGAATTCAAGGCTTGACATTAACCGAATAATTTATTATTATAATAAACGTAACAGAGTCGTTACACTTAAATTAAGGAGTCTAAATTTATGAAACGCAATAAGCACAAAGATCAGGTTCGTGGTTTTATCAGCGGTCGCGCTATTCTTGGTCAACCAGTAATTACCCGCAAAGACCTGACTAACGATTTTGCAAACTATTGGATTAATTTGGGCATTGATCCTATTACAGTTGCTAACGGAAAAGACACCAGCAAAATTATGGATAGTATTGCTGATGATTATGAATACACGTTTCGGTATGATGGTAAGGATAGTCAGGGCAAGTATCGTAATCCTAGACTAGTTAAAAAAGGCTATGTTGAAGTATACTAAGGCTTGACAACTGCTGATATATAGTGTATTATATGAGTATATTATAACAAAGGTACCTCATGAAATACGCATTGATCGACACTGCTAATACTTTCTTCCGCGCTAGGCATGTTGCTGCTCGCAACACTGATACGTGGGAGAAGATTGGCATGGCTATGCATCTAACGCTCTCGTCTGTAAATCAGGCTGTGCGTATGTTCAACATTGACCACGTTGTATTCTGTCTTGAAGGACGTTCATGGCGTAAAGAATTCTACAAGCCTTACAAGGCGCATCGTGCTATTGATAACACTGCGTTGACTGAGGCTGAAATCGAAGAAAACAAGATGTTCTGGGAAACGTATGAATCATTCACTACGTTCCTGTCGCAGAAGACTAATGCTAGTGTGTTGCGTCATCCCAACGCAGAAGCAGATGATCTTATCTCCCGCTTCGTTGACTTGCACCCCGAAGATGAACACTATATCATTTCGTCCGACACTGACTTCGTTCAGTTGATCAGCGAGAACGTACATCAATACAACGGTGTCGCAAATCAGTTGATCAAGCTAGACGGTTATTTTAATGACCGAGGTAAGCCTGTCAAGGACAAGAAGACCGGTGAGCAAAAGCTACTAGAAGACCCTGAATATCTTCTCTTTAAGAAGATCATTCGTGGTGATGCCACTGACAACGTGTTCTCTGCATATCCCGGTGTTCGTGAGAAGGGTTCTAAGAACTCTGTCGGCATCAAGGAAGCGTTTGAAGATCGCAACAAGCAAGGCTTTAACTGGAACAATCTGATGCTACAGCGTTGGTCTGATCACAACGGTGACGAACATCGTGTCAAGGATGATTACGAACGCAACAAGACGTTGATTGATCTCCGAGCGCAACCAGCAGAAATCAAGACTGCGGTTGATACGGTGATCAAAGAGAACGTGCGGACAGCTACCACACCGCAAGTTGGGCTTCATCTTATGAAGTTCTGCGGCAAGTATGAACTCACTAAGATTTCAGAGCAGGCTGAGACTTATTCAAAGTGGCTTAACAATCCATATAAAGGAGTTCTCAATGCCGATTGATCCTGTATATCTCTGTAAAGATTGTAAGTTTGGCAAGATGAATGTCTCGGATACTATTTTCACACTCGGTGGCATTGTTGGGGTTACTGATAGCATGTTTAAGTGTACTAAGACTGCCAAATCGGCGCAGGTCATAACCGACCCTGTCATCGGGCACAAAAAGGTCAATCCTGAGATGTCATATTGCTCGGTTGAACGGAAGTACGGCGACTGCGGCCCCAATGCTTTGCATTGGGTACCGAAACACAAGAAAGATTTATTTAAAATGTTGACAAAGGAATCACATGACTGAACTAGTAGCGAAGCCAATCGTAAAGAATCAGTTTTGGATCGTCACTGACGGTAACAAGAAGGTAGGAAACATTGAAGTTAATAATGACGGGTACGGTGTCCGGCTTAATGGCACTTTGTTGCAGTTCAATAACACTGACGAGTTGAAGAAAAAGACTCATATTCGTTTTGAGCCTATAAAGTCAAACAACAAGAAAGTTTCGCTTCCCTATCCTGAATATCCAACTACTGCTCGCACTTCCAACTCGTTAATTGATGTTAAAAGAGGACTGCATCTTTTCACAAAGACACGCAAGTCTAAATGTCAGCATGCCGCAGGTTGGTTTGCGATGGATCAAAACGGTATAAAAACAGTGGTGTTTTGTCCCAAATACATCTTTGTCCAGCGCTATCCGTACTTCGGACCTTACAAAACAGAAGCTGAGGCGAAAGCTCAGATAAATACAACATGATGCATATTAACCGATTCATGGATAGGATGACCGTAGCTGACTCCAAACAAAACAAAGATTTGGTGTTGCCGATGACGGATGCCCGTGGGTTGCGCGATGATATCTCTCGATTGCTTTTAGACTTGCATGAGTTGTCTAAGAATAAGAATCAAAACGAGGTAATACAAGTCGAAGTTAAGGGCGGATCATTCAAGTGAGTAGAACGCAACCAAATGTACTATTAGAGCATGTAGACAAGAAGACCTACAAGTGTGACCAAATTGTCGAGGCTGCTGGAATTTGGGCTGTGTTCTACGACGGTCAGCCTATCAACCTCAAGTCTTCTCATTATCTAGCAAACGACGCTGCTCCGAAATACAAGAAAACAAGTTTTTCAAATCCAGGCCATGCTAGGAACTTATGCAGAAAACTAAACTCACAATTTAAGACTGACAAGTTTACTGTAGTGTTTATGAACACCGGTAGAACGGTCTACCCTGATGACCTATCCCAAGACTAAAATTGAAATTGTCAAAACTATCTTGGCTGAAACTCGGGATGATCCGGACTTTCCTTGGAACAACCATGAACCTGACAAGCTGGTATTTGAATGGTTTGTTACAGGGAGAAGAGGAAACGGCCTTAGACTAACTGATGTTGGTGCTTCTGCCTTCACAAAAGCAAACATCGCTCACTACACATTTGACCTTAAGCAGGAGCTGTCGAACACGGTCTCGCCAACGGGGGCGAACTGGGAGAGCTATGTTATGCTTCTAAACAAGAAGATACATTGCCCCTATTACATCGGCGCAACAATCGATGAGAAGAAGAAGAAAAAACCCTATATTAGAATCTACGATCATAAGATAGCTATGCTCATGACCTTGTACGGCACAGTAGATGAATATCTGGAATCAGTAAAGTAATGCCCTACACTATCTACGATTCCATCAAGGATGAGATTGATTTTCTCGAAACCCTGATTAAGGTTGAGGAGCGGGAGAACAACTATTTGACTGCTGCAATTTGCAAACAGCAAAAATCTAGTCTTAGTCGTATCCTTCGTCGTGTAAATGGCGGTTACGAATTCTCCGTAGGCATTGATCAAAAAACAGGTGACACGGTTATTAAGTCCAAAAAGACCGACCGTAAGACTCTTGAGGAAGAATACCCCTCTCTCAAGAAAGCTGCCGAACAGTATAACTTGATGCAAAATTTGATAGATTCTTCACCCGAGGATGAAGAAAAAGGTTGACATTGACTCTGATTTTGTTATGCTGAATATATAGCAAGGAGATAGCAAATGGCACAAGTTAATGTTAAGTTTCGTGTTCACTGCGTAGATTCAGAGCGTGGTTGGGGCCAAGACTACTGGCACATCGATTTCGATACCCGCGCTGAAGCTGAAAAGTTTAAGGCAGACATCAATGCTAAGAACACTGCAAGTGTTGCCCCTGACTTCTA